TAACGCCCTTGATAATTACAAAGTCACCAGTTTTCTTTCCTTTTGCCCTAGCTTCAGCCGTTGATTCAAATGATATTTCTGACATCGAATTCGTTCCAGACATTGCTGGAGAGTTTGTCGAACTCATTGCCTGAGTAGCAGGAGCCGTAATCATCGCGCTTCTCGAAGGCATTTGAGATGTTCCAGCAGGAATGTCTTTTCCGTATTTTCTGTAAATGCTGTTTACCCTGTTCATGCCCTCATTAACACGGGTATCAAGCTCTTCTTTCTTGATCGAAATTTGCTCAACAAATCTTGGAAGATCAGTTCCGAATAACCTACCAGTTGCAAGCCCCTTGACTGGATTCAATTGAAATTCAAGGAACTGCCCAAGACGTTTCGACTCTTCGACGCCAACAGCATCTTTGCCTTCTGCGCTGTTTAGAATTTTAAGGATGTTTTGTGCGGAAGCTCGTTTTACATATTCGTCAATTGAAGGGTCATCGAGAACCCCAATCTCATATCCAATTGCGTCGGAAATGCCCTGTTTGTTGGCAATGTCATCGGCGGCTTTTTTGACAAGCCTGTCATCTACGGCGTTGAGCTTGACTTCTCCATTCTTTGCAGGTTGAAGAATTTTTTGAACATAAGCATCAGCTCTTTTGCCAAGCTGATCGACCCTCACTTTTTCAAGCGCAAGTTTTTCTAGTTGAAGTCCTTTTGAGAAATCAAACTTCTCCCGCTCAAGACCAGTCTTGGCTTCTTGAGTTGTCTTCTTCAGATCAAGCTCTTCACGATCAAGCTCCAACTTTCCTTCTTTAATCGACTTGTCTAATGCGAGCCTAGCGCTGTCGATTGCATCTTTGGACGCACCCTGAGAAATAAGCCTCTGCAAGTCAGCCTTTTTAATCTCGATGTTTCCAAGAAGAGAGGTGGTTTTAGCTTCAGTTTGACTAATCTTTGAAGTTCCTAATTTTTCATAATAGGCGTTCATTTTCGGAACGTCGATGTTAGGACTTCCGTCTTGATTGAAGCCTATCCACGCTCCGGCATCGATTGCTTTGTTTATCGTCGATGCCCTCAGCGTGTTGGAAGTAGCTTCCGCCCTGTCTCTGGCTTTCAGGAGTTCAGCCCTGGCAGAATACTTCTCCAGATTGTTGAGCATCTTGTCCGCCTCAAGTCGGTATTGTTTAGACTTAAAGGCGGGGATGACTGGAAACTTTGCTTTTGCGCTAGGGTTATCAAGGTAATCTCCGACCTGCTTGCCAAGATCAGAAAATGTCTTGAACTCCTCAACCTGAGCTTGTTGTTCGCCAATCGCGTCAGCAAGAGTCATGTCTCGAATCTTGTTCTGAAGCTCCATTCCTTGACGCTGAAGCAAAGACTCAGCCGTCTGCATCTGCAACTGCTCCATCATCCGCTGCTGCGTCTGCGCGCGGTCGAACAGCGATGCGCCTAGCTGAAACGCTTGAAGAGATTGGTCGGCCATAAGATTTAGAGTCCGAAATTGGACGAGCTGTATTCAGGGAATAGGCTGGTAGATTGCGGCCCTATTTCAGAGGTATTTGTTCTCGGGAAAGAATAAAGCTCAGGATCGTTCTGGGGATTGTAAGACGATGGCGGTCGATATCCTCCTGGCAGTTGAGACATCAACGCACTCGAAATTCCATATTGCGACAGCGCACCGCCAACCTGACCACCAAATCCAGTGACAGCACTCTGCAACGCTTGCTGCATCGGAGAAGCGGAAGCAGCGGCCTGAGCGGCTTGCAAATCGCGTCCATACTGAAGCTGTTGCTGTTGCTGCATAAATCCAATCCGCTGAGACGGAGTGATAAACATGCTACTCACCGAGAATGGCTGAACCATTCCAACAGACCGCTGCTGCTGAATGAAACTCTGAGCTTGAGCCAGACCCTGATTCTGAAGCTGCATCCCAGTCAACCCCAAGTCGCGAGCGGTTAGCGCACGACCGAATCCAGATGCGCCGCCAAATCCTCCAGACAAAGCTCGTCCAGCGGCAGAGCGTTGAACCTGAGCAGAAACCTCTGGTGAGATTTCGCCTCGCAAGGCCGACCCAATGTTCTTGCCAGCCTGTTGAATCAACTGGTCATAGCCAGGAATCGCGCGACGAAGCTGCGCCTCAAGCTGAGACTGCTCAGCGGCGGTCGTCTTGGTGGCCAACTCGGTTGCAGGCTCAAGCGATGCGATATTCTGCTGAATCGCCTTTTGCTGTTCTCCAGCAAAATCAATCGGCTTCAATTCTGGAACCTTTGGCTTCTTTCCGCCAAAAAGCCCACCAAGCAGGCTTCCCGCTGCGGAAATTCCTGCTCCACCCAAAATTGAACCTACAAGTCCTATTGCCATAAATTATCCTTTTGGTTCAGAACCATTGCGAGAATCCACCGCCATTCAATCCTACACCGACCATGCGTATCGTTGCGACAGCGTCGCCCAGATACTGCATCGTCTGCTCCTGCACAGCTTGAACCGCTTTGGCTTCGTAGGCCACTGCTTCCTGAATCAAATCGTTTTCTTCCTTTCGAATGGCCATGACCATCAGCTTGATGGCATCAGCGCACGGAGGAATAAGGTAGTCATTGACGCTCGTCGCGTTGATATGACGCATCTTCGCCATGACCGTCACCGGCTTATCCTCGTCGTTGTTACAACGATCTGTCAGGTAACTGCGGCGATACTGCGGCAAAGTTTCATCAGGGTCGTAAACTGCCAGATCCGTTTCCAGGGCAGTCGTCGCATCGTACTCGTACAAGCGACTGACCGTGTTCGTCGCCTCTCGGATGACGCCGGTCAATTCGGTGAATTTCTTCGTAGATTGAACGTACGGCAAAGCGAGCGTCAGCTTTTCTCCGTCAATCCACGCGCCACCGGATTGCGTTCGAATCCACTGACCGTTCTGATCAACACCTTGCAGCGTGATGGTTTTGCCGACATCCGAAGCGTCGCCAGGGTAGACTCGAAGATAGCTGTTAGTACCACCAGACATGTCGCGGTAAGAAACCACAGTACCACGATCAATAAGCTGCTTCCCAACGCACACTTGATTGCCATTGAGAAGTCCATATCCGGTTTCCTGAAACTCGAACCATTGATTGCGAACCGTTCCGACTCCGCAGCAGTCAGCCACAGCCTCGATGGTTTCGATCTGTCGCGGCCAAGTGATGCAGCCACCTACGGTGTGAATCGTGAAGCGTCCGTACGCTCCAGCCCACAACCCCTTGTGTAGAAGCCTTCGACACGCCTGATTGATGTAATCATAAACGCGCTGATCATCGACACATGTGCCGATGACCCGAGCGATTGTGGAGCGAATGTCCTGAACGATTAGCTTCATTTGGTGTAATAGACTCGGCCAGTTCGCTTGATAAAGTAAACACCGTAAAACGGCGGCAGGTTGTTATGGGCCGCATCACCCCCAGTGGATGAGGTGGCTACATTCGCTGTAGTTCCATACTGAACACCGTTGGCTCCGCCGTTATTTGCATCCGCAGTTACAAGCGGGAAGAAGTTGTGAGCGTGGGCAGGCATCTCAGGAACTGTCAGCGTGTGCTTGTCCTCGCCGACAACAGAAGTTGTGGTGGTAGTTCCTTGAACAGAAACAGCGCCGCTTGCGGCAAAAGCACCAGCACCGACCGGGAATCGAGCGTCAAACGCGTTGTCAAGTTGCCACATCGAACCGGCGTAAGGATTGCCAGAGTAGACAGTTCCATCTCCGCCATCGTACGACAGCACATCAGTGCTTGTTCCAACAAAAATACGACGCTCAGAACTTCCAGCCGCAACCGGATTTTGGCGCGCCCAATATCCGCCGTTGAACACCCACCAATCCCCATTCTCATCCAACCACGGATAAACCTGATTGTTCAGCGCAGGAGTCGTCGAACCAAAGTTGAAAAACGAGTTTCCAATCGCGCTGTTGAACGTCGCCTGAGTGCCGCCGATGATATCGTTGGCCAACTGCTGATAGTTGGACGGACAATAATTGTACGGAAGGCTTGGAGCTGTGAGCGTGATGAGCGTTAGATTTGCCATACTATTCCGATGAGTAGAGAAGTGGATTTATGTCGCAACCTTCAAGAATCTTGCACCCC